CCCGCCGATGTAGTACACCGGCGGGTGGCTTGTGTTAACTGGCGGGGCTTTAAAAGTCGATTGTCAGGGTCGCGCCGGATAACACTTCTTTAACGATGGACTCGACGGCCTCGCGCTGTTCGTCTTCATCTTTCTGTTCCGGCACTTTATCATCAATTATCTCGTGAATTTGATATTCGTATTCGGTGATATCAAAATTATCCCGTACATCGTCGGCGACTGTTTCGGCCATGCCGTCGGCAATCGCTTCCACGCGGTCACCGATAACAGCCATGATCACATCGGCCAGCTGGTTGTTACTTTGCACAATATCCCGCGCTACCTTTTGATGGTTTTCAGATTGTTGCGTTAAAGCTTCAATCTCTTTTTCTTGCTGTTCTATTTTGTCGGCGGCCGCTTCGATATCAAAAGCGGTGCGGTCACCGGTTGGGGTTCCGGTCAACCTAATTTGACCGGCTAAATCGCGTAAATATTCAACGCCCTCTTTTGGGGTTTCAGTTTGGTTTTCTGTCTTTAAATTTTCCATGGTTTTAATTCCCTTTTTAAAAACCGACGGCCAGACCATCTGGCCGCCTGATATGAATATGCGATTTCTCTTATATCCTGTCAATAAAAAAAAGCCCCGCCGGGTTAGGGCAGGGCGAAGCGGGTTAAGTATGGAATAAACCGCGCTTTATTTTAACGGGTTTTAAATCGTATTTTTCCGTTAACTTTTCTTTGCCTATGTCACCGGCAACATGGTGACGCAAAATAGAGCCAGTCGGTAGGGTTTTAACAAAAGCTTTTAATCGCTCGCCGTCGGTCTCTTTCTGTTCCTGTTTAGCGGTGTTCTGCCAGTGAATATTAACGTTGCCGCCGTCGGCATAACAGCCGCCGCGCTCGCCGTCGTTTATTTTTCTTTTGCCTGCCCCGTGAGCTGTGAAGGTGATAATATACTCGCGGTCAAGTCTGGCGCATAACGGGCGGCCGTCGCCGCAATTATTGCACGTCACCGCGCTGTTGTATTCGGCAGGACAGCGAACAAACTTAACATCCTGAACCGCCGACCATTTACCATTAGCAAAAAAGTTTTCAGGGACAGTTGTAACCGTCGGCACGTCGTGAACCGCCTGATAAGCTATAAAGGGGCTGTCCGCGCTGTAATTAATAACGGTTTTTCCGGCGGCCAGTTTATGCATCCAGTAAAACGGTTCAAAATGTGAATATGTAAAAGACACGCCGCGCCTTGGTACGGCGTCCGACAAAATGTCAAGATATTCGAAGTCTATTTGGTCACCGGCGCAACCCCGCCCGCTGGCGTTCAATTTACAATCGGCGGGACAAGTCGCGAATTTATCGGCGGTTCCGGCGCGGTATGTAACAGCGCAACCGGCGGTTTTTTTGGCTGTACTAATTGCAGTCGTTTTAAGCATGGTTTTAATTCCCGTTAAAGTTATGCGATTTTTCCCATATACCAAATAAAAAAAGCCCCGTCAATATGACAGGGCTTTTATTGGTTTTATGTGCTGGCCGATTATGCGGCTACTTTGTCCAGCAATGCGCCTGCTTTGCGTTCAAGGTCAATGCGGCTGTCTTGGTGCGGGATATCACGGGCAAGCGCGGTGATTGCCTGCGCCGCGTCCCATACTGACCGGACGGGCTTTTGCTCTTCGTCAAGGTGACGGGCGGCGGCGGCCTTAGCCATACGCTGGCTAAGCCCTGCCCGCTTAGTCAGGAAGTCCAGCCGGTCTTCATCAGTGCGGGCAACAACTGCATCCTTCGCGGCCTGTACGCCGTCTAGAAAGTTTGCGGTTGCCCCATGTGCAAAAGACTGCAAAGCCGGTGCGGCTTCATACGCAAAACGGTCAGGTGCAAACTTAGTGTGTCGTATCTTAATTTCCTGAAAATTTTCTACGCCCCACAAATTGCGGTTCATGCATACGCCACGCAAATACATGGCCGCAATTCCGGCAGTCTTGGAACCGGTCTCACTATTCCATGCATAAAAGCCCCTAAACATTAAATCAGGGTCACCGTTGGCAAGCTTGCCAACTTCAATTGGGTGCGTATCATCCACCAGAAACAAAAAGACATCACGATCAGACGCAAACAAAGTTGTGGTGTCTTTAGTCACCGGAACAAACGGATCATAAATAGCGCGGCCGTCTTTTTGGCCGGTCATCATGCCCGGAATTTTCCAGCGGTCAGGGTCAGCAAACTTCTTCACCGCTTCGATGATTTCAAAGTCATAAATCCGGCCATAATCCGCACCGGTTGCCGCCCGCAGATCCCCGCCTTCGGTTGCATGGCCATACGCCTTCACCAGTTCACGCGACCGGTTGTAACGCAGTCCCCATTGCAGGGCATCCGCCGCGATAGGGGCGGGCAGGTCTTTAAGGTAACCGGCAGGCGCACCGGCTAGCTGGGATAGCTGGCCGAACGACCAATTTGTCGGGGCATTGAAAGCCTCATGACCCTCTTCGTCGGTATACTCAACAAAGATGTCACCGCGGCTAGGGTTCTCTTCATCCAGCTTGCCAACAATGTTTATTTTATGCGTGTTGACAATCCGGCTATTCATAGAACGGGCATCCTGCTTTTTAAATGCCAGCATTTCATCTAAAGATAAAAACTTCTGGTCGTCCGGACGGCTGAACCATTGTGACGATACCGCGCTGTTTCCGATACCATGCTGAAAAGCATTGGTCTGGTAAGCCCCTGTTACAGCCGGTTCAGGTTGCGGTGTTGACCAAGGCGAACCGTCAGTCTGCATTAAGTTGTTTAAATGCTCTAATGGGGTTTCAGTGCCATTAGGCTCTATTACCTCATATGCTGAGGATACTTGAGATTTTGGGTCTTGTTTAATGTTCTGCATATCAAATGCTCCCGTAGAAAATGCGAGCTGGAATTAGCCCGTAAGGGGGTTATCTCACAATTTCGCATATAATGCAAGTAATTTTTTAAAAAAGTTAAAACCCCGCCAGCGGTGACTGACGGGGTTTTGTTTATCTGCGCCTGCGGCGGGTTGGTTTACTGTTTGCTCTGCGGCTTAATTCTTCATAATCTTTGCCATAAAGCAGGCGGCCGATAAGACTGAATAATATCATGCTGGTTTATTCTCCCTTGTTTCAAGATAATGGTTTAATTGTTGCAACACTGGGAAGATATGGTTGGCGGGTTCGCCCTCTTCAAAATAGTGTTGCTGTTCATTGCTCCAGTTATAATCAATCAACTGACGCAATCCTTTTAGCATGAACGCCTCACTCATGCGCTGTTCTTGCCATGCGAGCTGTATGCGTTCATCTAAAAAGCAATCGGCCAACTCATAACGGCTTGACCATGTTGCGTTAGGGTTGCGTTCTTTCAACCCCTGAATGTCAGAAAAGACAGAGTTATTGTCGCCGTCGTTGTTCAAACGATAGTATGCGTTTTGCATACGGCGAAACCGCTCAAGGTGATAATTTTCCCCGCCCTTTTGAACAGACGGTAACCGCCCCTGCCACGGGCCGGTCATAATCATTTTCTCAGCAATCATTTCGTGTAAAGCTTCAGCTTGTTTCTGAAAACGGCCAGTGCCGTTCCAATATGAATTTTCAATCGTTCTCATTTTTAACTCCCGTAAATTTAACAAATACACTACCTTTGCCATCATCTTCTAATAGTTCTTCAAAGTTGAGGTTGGTATCTTTTACAGCTTGCCAAAGTAAATCAAAAAGCTCTTGCCGATTTATCTCTTTTTGCATCGTTTTAACTCCCGTAGTTTGTGAACGATACCCCCATATATATGCGATTATGTCGGACAGGTCAAGCTAAAAAGCGTGTCCCACGCGAAGGGTTGCTCACACCTAAACAGGGGTTCTACTTTAGTGATGCCATACATTTTTAAATCAACTGCCGCGCTGGCAGGATATAGCAGGCACTCAGCCGGTTCTGTTGGCTTGGTCTGCCGCTTAATTAAAATCCAACAAGACCCATGCTGATGTTTGGTTAACCACGCTACCTGAGCCGGTCTCAACTCAACACGATTACCTGTGCAATATTTTAATTCAACAAAATGAAATGAACCTGTCTCGTCACATATGACAATATCTGGTATGCCTGCGCCTACCCAGTTTTCAATCCTTGTCAGAGATAACTTCCTCGTTGACCTCTGCGCCGCTTCCTTTACTTGTTTGTAAAAGCCGCCCTCTCGCTTTGTCGCGATTGCTGGCATTTTCTTCTGGGGTAATGTCGATTGTAATCGGGGCATAACTATCCTTAATTTCTTCTAGTGCTTTCAAGACCTCATCCTTATTCATGCTGTCGATAGACCCGTGTCTAATTTCAGATTTATTTACATAGATGTCACCCTGCGCCTGACCTCTTCGATACTCAGCCTGCACAGCCGCAGAGTAAGCCCCGTTTTGCAGGGCAAGGTCACGGATGTTTTGTAGGTCACGGATGTGACGCAAGTAAGTTATCCCATACTTAGCGTCCAGTTCGTTTCGATAAGATTGAATGGCATGAACAACATGAGGTGATATGGCAGGGTTAGTTAACTCATATGCTCGCGTATGAGCAGAGGTGGCAGAGTATCCGGCGTTGATGGCCGCCTCTCTCAAAGTTATCTGGCCGTCTTTGCTGACCAGCTCTTTTACAAAAAGTTCCTGCTTTCTTGTTAAAGGCTGGGCGGCTGTTGCTTTCTTCCGACCACGGGTCTCAATCTTTGCCATAAAATAAATCCTTAGTTAAAAAGGTCAACTTCCTTATTTTGGTATATACTATATAGGGGAAAATTCAAAAAATATTTTTTTTCAAAATTTGACGCACTAAGGCCGATTTTGATTTTTCCTTGTAAAAGGTAACACCATTAATTTAGAGGTGTTACCACTTGTGTTACCCTTTAAATGCTCTGTATCTATTGTGTGCCAACGGTTACAGAAAAAGGTAACACCGGTAACACCGGTAACACCTATTTTTTTCAAAAAATATTTTTTTTATTTTTTCCCCTATATAGGAATAACGCAAAATAAAACGGGGCAATCCGAAGACTGCCCCGTGAGCCGTGGTGCGCGGTCTGCGCCTCACTTATATTTTTTTAAGAAGCGTCGAAGCTGTCCAGCCTCTTTCTTCCAGATAGCCATCATATGCTTATCGCTGATGTGGCCATCCCAGCTTGTGAGGTCACGGATATTGTGGTCACAAATATCCAGACGATTTTCAGCCTCGCCGATGATATACTCATCAGAGTATTTTTCGTTAACATCGGCTTGAGTATTGGCGGCTGAAAGTAAGCCGTCATCAACATCAATGCACTCAAACTGATAAACCAGCTCATCACATTTGAAAGCATCACGGACGATAGGACGAAGCGAATTGGTCATAAGACCCTCCCGTAGTTATTAACAATAAGAAACAGCGATACCCATTTTGGGTATTGGGACACCTCCAACAGGTGCCTCTCTTATTGTATAACATATTATCGCATACTTGTCAAGTTAATTTTTTTAAAAAGTTATTCTCATAAAATTACCCATAATGAGTATTAACCTAATTTAAGTTAAACTCCTATAATCGCCCATAGAAGCCCATACAGTGGCTTTAGGTGTTTTCCGGTGGGTAAGTACCACGGGCCGCGCTCATCGCATTTTTAGCTTCCAGCCTTGGTTACAGAGCATCTGCGACACAGTGTCGCACCCCTCTATACAAGTATGGGATTCTATGATAGACTCTTATACATGGTAGTAATCTACCTTTTACAACTACGGGAGAAAGCTATGGGAAAGAAAGATCCTATGGGTTTCTTGGACGAAATACTTGGGCCGTTGATCCAGCCGCCCAAGCCGGTCAAGAAGCCAAAACCAAAACCTGTTAAAAAACCAAAGTAAAAATTAGGGGCGGCCATGAGCCGCCCCTTTTTAGATACAGGAATATTGGGATCGGCTGGTTAAAACTTTTCCTGCCTCTGATACCCTTACGTCATCCACACATTCAGTGGATGACCTCTTCTTCTTTTGCACACTCGCTTTCAAAGTCAGCCGCGATCCGCGCACCGCTGGCCATGCACGATGTAATCATGCCTATGGCTGTTGAGCTGTCCGGCGAGCTGATAATCAGACGGAAAATAAGAGTGGTGAGCATACCGCCAAGAACAGCTCCGGCGTGTAGCCCTTCTTTTTCTAGCCGTTCGACAAGCTTGTTAAGCTCGTCGCCAGCTT